GTGCCAGATTTGGCTTTGGAATCACAATCAGATGGAATTTATCTTCGTGTCTTCGATAAGAAGGAAGATACCAGCAACGTGTATCAAGTCAAGGTAGGAGATAATCCAAAGAACCTTGATTTCTCTGTGTTCTTCAAAACAGAAAATCTGAAGTTGATTCCCGGATCGTACAAAATCGGGGTAAGCAGACAGAAAATTAGTGCCTTCGAAAACACTGCAACCGGCACGAAGTATTGGATCTCTCTGGAAGCCGACAGCAAATGGAGTTCTGGTAATGAAGAATAAGAAGATCATGAAGAAAATTGATGCGGAGATTAAGTATTATACTTCCGCGTGTGAAAAGGCTGCAAAGGGAAAGCTGAAAAGGTCAGATTTTATTACTATTGGTGATATTTCTGATTTGATTGGTCTTTACTTGAAGTTAAAGAAAGATCCGAAAGACGGTTATGAATTGATGTGGGAATTGGATAGCAACACTCGTGACTTTATTCCCGGAGATATTTGTGAATATTTCGGCAACAAACTGCACGACAAGGCTTAATTAGAAGGATTTTATTATGACGCTTTCGAGAGAAGCCGAGAATTTTCTCTGGGTAGAGAAATATCGTCCAAAGACTATCGATCAATGTATTCTTCCGGCTGAATTGAAGAAGATTTTCAATTCTATTGTTGCTGGTAAGGAAGCCCAGAATCTTTTGTTGTGTGGTGGACCGGGTTGTGGGAAAACTACTGTAGCCAAGGCTCTTTGTGAACAATTGAATGTTGATTGGATCATGATCAATGCTTCTGAAAATGGAAACATTGACACCCTTAGAACTACAATTAGAAATTTTGCAAGTACAGTGTCTTTGAGTGGCAACGGCAAAGTTGTTATTTTGGACGAATCAGATTTTTTGAACGTTTCTAGCACGCAGCCAGCATTGAGGGCTGGAATTGAAGAGTTCAGCAAGAATTGCAGATTCATTCTTACGTGCAACCACAAGAATAGAATCATCGAACCTTTGCAATCCAGATGTTCGGTGATCGATTTTCATTTTACTGGATCCGAAAAATCCCAAATGGCAGAAGAGTTCTATGCCAGAATTCTGGAAATTCTCAAAGCAGAGCATGTATCGTACGATGAAAAGTCTGTTGCCAAGATCATTGCCAAGTATTTCCCGGATTTTCGTAGGTGTATCGGAGAATTTCAGAAGTTCAGCTATTCCGGTCAACTTCAAATCTCGGAGAAGTACGGCAACGTCAATCTAGATGAAGTTATTCGCCACATGAAGGCAAAAAATTTCTCTGACGTAAGAAAATGGGTTTCTACCAACAATGATCTAGATTATACCACCATTTTTCGGTCTATTTATGACATTTTGGCGACAATTTTGCCTAGTTCGGCAGTCCCGCAGGCTGTATTGATCATTGCAGAGTATCAATACAAGATGTCTTTTAGTGCTGATCAGGAAATCTGTATGGTCGCGTGTCTGGCAGAACTCATGTTAATCATGTGAGATCAATAAATACCATGGACATGAAGACTACAAAAACCACACTCCTTGACTTTGTATGTTTGATCAAAGATCTTAACAAGAAGTATCTCATTGATGATTTTTGTTTAGAGGTCGAAATAGTATTCAAAGACCTCAATTTGACTCACAAAGAGTTGAACAACATTGTGTATCATCCCATGGATGCATTCTCTGATTCAGACGCGGAGTTCAAGATAGAAATCAGCGACGAAAGCATCCAAAAATACGTTGAAGACTACAACGGTCTCAAGAAGAAGTACAACTACGACGAATACATTAAAGAGGGACATAAGCTTCGCCGCAAGTTCCTAAAAGAACGCAAAGAATATCTGTTCAATTCGATAAAGGTAGTTGATGACTTGCCCATAAAGGCAAGATCCACTATCATAGAAAAACTCAGTCTAGACTATAGTGAACAATATTTTGTTGCAAAGTGGATTGATCAGATTTTGAAGAAGATTGACGGCAACAACGGCAGTATGGTTTTGACTTATGAAGACGTAGATTCCAAAATCAAAACCGTAGAAGTTGCACATCAGGTGCCGCATTTGGATTCGGAATTTATAGAGGCACCATTGATTGACCGAATGATTGGATCTACAATCTTTGATTCGTTTTTGCTTCATTCATTCTTCAATATTACTGAGAAGAAGTGGCAATACATCCCGGTTAAGTTGATCATTTCGATGGAACACAAAATTAACATGAACTGAGAAACATTATGGGTCCATTTGATTTTTTGAACAGTATTGTACATACTAATAAGTACATCTTCACCGAAGAAGAACAATCAGAATACCAGCCCTTTTTGATTAACCGAGGATTGTCTTTCTATACCGATACTTTGGGGTATGCCGAAGTTATGAATAGAAGCTTCTCGGTAGATAAGAAACTCCAATACGACTATCTGTTCCATTCGGTTCCTAAAAAGAAGCGTTTTTCTCCATGGCCAAAGAAAGCCAAAGAAAATGCCGAGATTGCGGCTATCAAAAAGGTATACCAGTACAATGATGTAAAGGCAAGGGAAGCCCATACTCACATGACCCCAGAGCAACTTAAGAGAATTTTAGAAATATCGAGCGAAGGTGGGGTCAAATCGTAAATCATAAATAATCCTAGAATATGTTCTTTTAGGATTATTAACATGAATAATGACAATGTGTTTCGTGGACTGGAAAGCTTGGTTGAAGTGACGCTGACGGACGATCAAAACTTCTTAAAAATCAAAGAGACCTTGACGAGAATTGGCGTAGCTTCAAAGAAGGAAAAGAAGCTGTACCAATCATGTCATATTTTGCACAAAAAGGGTAAGTACTACATTGTGCATTTCAAAGAATTGTTTGGGTTGGACGGTCATGACATTACGTTTTCAGAGGATGACTTGTCTCGAAGAAACACAATTGCCAATCTCTTGGAAGATTGGGGATTGCTGGACATCGTGGATCAAAACAAAACCGAAGAACCAGTGGCATTGATGTCGGAAATTAAGGTCTTGGCGTACAAAGAAAAAACAGAATGGTTATTGGTTCCGAAGTACCAGATTGGAAAGAAAATTTCCAAACCAGAAGATCGACAGTCTCCAATCGTTGACCTAGAGTGATACATAGAGTTGTAACTTAATCATAGGAGAATTGATATGTTCTTTATCGTGGATGACAAAAATAAAAATCTGCACAAATGGAACTACGAACGAATGCTAGATGATGTTTTTAAGAAACAAGAAAGAACTTCTGGATTTGCACAGGTAAATGTCCTTCAATACAATGATAAAATTGAAAGAGACAAGCGACACATCGATGTCCCTCTTCCGGGATTTGCAAAGTTCCAAATCAAGCTTTCGGTGATGAACAAGATTCTCAAAATTGAAGCGATCAAGGACGACAATAAAACAACGGATTACACCGAGGTAATTCATTCATCATACTCACAAAGATCCGCCGCATCGTTGATGATTAATATTGATGGATGGGAATTCGGTTCTTCGAAGTTCTTGAATGGAATTCTGGAAATTTCATTGAACAAAATTGTCACGAAGGAACCAGAACCAAAATATCTGAACATTGACTGATTTTAGAAAGTTTTATCATGAGTGATTTGATGTTAAAGTACTATAAAATGTACGGCGATGTTCCTGATATGGAATTTGCCACTGCCGGTTCAGCCTGTCTGGACGTGAAGGCATATTTCGGAACACACGAAAAAATCGTAAAAATGTATTCTCCTGAGAATGTACTGATCCAGTGCATGGCTTTTCAGTTGACAGGAGAAGACGTAGTACACGTAATGCTTCCTAGTAGGCATCGAATGCTGGTACCCACTGGGATCATCCTAGACATTCCTGAAAGGCATTCGGTGAGAATCCATGCCCGCTCGGGGCTGGCTATCAAGCACGGAATCAGTCTTAGCAACAGCGAAGGAGTGATTGATGAAGATTACATCGAGCAGGTTTACGTTTCTCTAATCAACAATAGCGATAGAATGGTACAGATTAGCCATGGAGATCGTATCGCTCAACTTGAAATGGTACCACGGCTTGCCTATACTGTAGGGCTGACATCTAAGCCCTCACAGAAAACATCAAGAAGCGGTGGGTTTGGAAGTACAGGAGTTTAAGAATATCATGAATACTAAAGTGATTTTGATTACAGGCAAAGCTCAATCTGGAAAAGATACCACTGGCGATTTTTTGATGAAGCACATCAATGCATTTGAAGAATCTCGGCGACTTGTAGAGAGTGTCTTTGAAAGAAAATATGTTCCGGACAGTTGTGAAAAGTATTCATTTGCGACCGCATTGAAGAACATTGCAGTCGAGTTATTTGATATTCCTCGAAATCAAGTATGGGGATCAAATGCCGAGAAAGATCAACTGACTCATATTAAGTGGGCAGATTTGAAAAATGTAATTGGAATCGGGGACGACAAGGATTGGTTCGAAAAAGTCTATAGAATTTCTCCTGACACAGAGTTCATGACGGGAAGACAATTTCTTCAATTCTTTGGATCTGAAATTATTAGAAAGCTTTATGGAAATGCTTGGGTCTCTAGAACTTTCAAGGACATTGTTCAACAGGCTCCAGTGTACGCCTTTGTGTGTGATGTGAGATTCAAGAATGAAATTGATTTCTTTATCGAAAAGGGAATAGACCCTATTGTTGTTCGCCTAGAACGAAATCCGCTGGACATGCAGCATATCAGCGAAACCGCACTGGATGACTATGATTGGAAGAAGTTGAAGCACTATTACCCAATTCCTAATCAGAATTGGACATGGGAAGAAAAGGACGCATATTTGAGAAATGTCATTCTTCCTGTGATTTTGGCTAAATAACGATCCATAGTTCTCATTCCCGAGTGGAAAGGGGCCTCTTTTGTACTGAGGATTCGTGGGTTCGATTCCTACTGAGAACTTTAAAGGACTATATTATGTTGACTCCGTTTTATGTCGCTGTTGGATGTTTTGTTGCCATTGTGCTTTTAGTGATTCTTGGCAAAGTTTTTGCCGGTTGGAAAATCAAGTATTATGCTTGGATGTATGGACTGGATGCCAACAATAAATGGGATCGTCGATTCATCATGGAAAAAATTAAGAATGATGGGGTCTAATGAACCAAACATTCTATACCAACGTTTCTCAATCAGGAAACAATATCCTTCATCGAGGATATGAAAACGGCAAACGAGTAAAGTTTAAGGTTCCTTTTCAACCCAAGCTTTACGTTCCTTCTAAAAACAATCAGATAACCAAATATACCACCATTAAGGGTAAGTTTCTAGAAGAAATTTCTCCGGGTGGAATCAAAGACTGCAAAGAATTTGTAAAATCTTATGAATCTGTAGATGGATTTGAGATCTATGGAAATACTGGATGGATCTATCAGTATCTGGCATCTCTCTATCCTGCGTTCGAGGAAGCAACATATGATCCAAAGCAACTTAGGATTGTCAATCTTGACATCGAAGTTGAATCTGAGAATGGCTTTGCCGAAGTAACTGATCCAACTGAAAAAATCAATGTAATTACCCTCGGGCTAGGCAAGCAGCGTTGGCTGATGGCTATTCATAATTTTTCATTACCAGCAGATCCCAATCTATCTCAGACGGTTTATGCCACGGAAGAAGAAATGCTCCGTGATTTTTTGCAATTGTGGAATGAAATTGATGCTGACGTTGTAACCGGGTGGAACTCGACTCACTACGATTTACCGTATTTGATTAATCGAATTAAAAAATTGTTTGATGAAGATTTGGCTAGATCCATTTCGCCATGGAGATCTATATCTGAAGATACGGTGATTTATCGCGGTCAAGAACATGTATGTTACAAGATCGCCGGGATTGCCTTGTTGGATTATTACCAGTTGTATCGCAAGTATATTACTACCCAACAAGAGTCGTACAAGCTTGACAATATTGCTAGAGTGGAACTCAATAAATCAAAACTTGACTACAGTGAATTTGATAGTATGAAGGAGTTCTACAATAAGAATTTTCAGAAATTCGTAGAGTACAACTATCAAGATGTTAATATTGTAAGTGAATTGGATGAGAAGTTGAATCTTATCGATTTGCATATTTCGATGGCGTATTTGGCTAAGATCAATTACGAAGACGTGTTTAGCCAAGTCAGAATGTGGGACGCAATCATTTACAATCATTTACTGAAAACAGGCGTACAAGTACCTCAAAAAATTAAGAAAATCAAAGACTCACAATTTATTGGGGCGTATGTAAAAGAACCTGTTGTTGGAATGCATGATTGGGTTGTAAGTTTAGACGCAGCTTCGCTTTACCCTGCAATAATTCGTCTTTTGAATATTGGACCAGATACTCATATTGAAGGCAAGAATCTTTTTTCTATCAATAGTGAAGATTTAGTTTCTGAATTGTTAGACAAAAAGATCGATACTTCTCTTGCGATTGAACATAATTGTACCGTATCAGCTAACAATCAGTATTTTACTAAGGATAAAGAAGGATTTCTT